CAAGAGCGCCTTGCGGCCATTCGCCGCCAAGAGGAAGCCGTGGAGCAGGCGCGACTGGATGAGGTTGCCAGGGCGAACGCAGCGGCAGACGAAATCCTGCGCCAGCAAAAGGCGCGCCAAGCTGACGTAGCGCACAAGTCGAAAGTCCTGGGCGAAGCCAAGCAGGCTTTGATCGACATGAACATCAGCGAAGAGCTGGCCAAGGCCATCGTCCTGAAGATCGCCCGCGGCGAAGTGCCGAACGTATCCATTCAATTCTGAGGTATCAAGCATGTCCACCGATATCATCATGCCGGAACAGCGCCGCCAGGTTGCAGCGCCGGCTGCAATGGACACCAGCATAATGGCGGTTATCAGTCGTGCCGCCTCCGACCCCTCCTGCGATATCAACAAGCTTGAGCGCCTGATGGAAATGCATGAGCGTATGCAAGCGCACAGTGCGAAGCAGCTGTACGACGAAGCATTGGCACAGATGCAGGAAGAAATGCCCGTAATCGGCGAGCGAGGCGGGATCAAGGATAAAAACGGACGCATCCAGAGCACCTATGCGCTCTGGGAGGACGTTAACGAAATGATCAAGCCTGTGATGGCAAAGCATGGGTTCGCCATCACCTTCCGCACTCCTCGCAATGAGCGCGGTATCGAAGTTGAGGGCGTTCTCAGTCACCGCGCCGGTCACCGTGAAGTGACCTCAATAGTCCTGCCAGTGGATGCTACCGGCAGCAAGAACGGCGTTCAGGCTGTGGCCTCCAGCGTCAGCTACGGCAAGCGTTATACCGCCGGGCTGCTGCTGAACATCACCACAACCGGAGAGGACGACGACGGCAATACGCCGGCCGCACAGATCACGCCGCGCGTTACCTCGGCTCAGGCCACGCAGCTGGCTACCTTGCTGGAAAAGTGCAGCGACAAGGCCAAGGAAGCATTTAAGAAAATCCATGGCGCACCTGCTTCCGTTGAGAAAGCGGTATTCGATCAGGTGCTTGGCATGCTCACCAAATCAGCCGCACAAAACGCAGCGGCTCAGGAGAATACTGATGCAGATAATCACTGAGGTTGAGCAAGGTTCTCCGGAGTGGCTGGCCCTGCGCCTGGGCATCGTCACTTGCTCGGAGCTGGAGTGCCTGCTCACAAACGGTAAGGGCGAGGCTGGTTTCGGTGTCGGCGCCTTCACCTACATGAACACCCTGATCGGGGAGCGCATCACCGGCGAGGCTGCCGACCCATTCCAGGGTAACCGTCACACCGAGCGGGGCCACGAACTGGAAGGTGTCGCCCGCAAGCTCTACGAGCAGCGAGAGGAAGTCGAAACCAACCAGGTGGCGATCATCCTCAACCACGGCACCGGATACTCGCCTGACTCGCTGGTGGGACCTAAGGGCCTGACCGAAATCAAAACCAAACTCCCGAAGTTCCAGGTTGAGGTGATCCTCTCCGGCGAGATCCCCAAGGAACACGTCGCCCAGTGCCAGGGCGGCCTTTGGGTATCGGAGCGCGAGTGGATTGATTTCGTTTGCTACTGGCCAGGTATGCCGTTGTTCATCAAGCGCGCTTACCGCGACGAAGCGATGATCCGCAAGCTGTCCGAGCGGGTTAAGACCTTCTACGAAATCCTCGACGATCGCATGAACCAAGTACTGGGGATCGCAGCATGATCAGCATCCTACAGAACGAAGTAGAACGCCTTCGGCCGGCATCGAACGAGCTGGCCGCCGCGGTTGAGCAGTTCCTGGCGTCCGGCGGGAAGATCGAGGAAGGCCCGTCCAGCGGCTACACACCCAAGCCCATCACCTATAGAACTCAGATGCCGCCAGCGCCAAAGCCGTTTGTTCGGCGCCGAACTGAAGCCGAGCCACTTCCCATAGCACCGCTCGATGCAAGACACGACAGGCGTGTGAAGCAAGCGGAGCAGGTCAAGGAATTGGCTCCGACTCACACTCAAAGCGAAGTATCCATGGCCCTGGGCATGACGAGCAAAACGCTTAAGTAATTGGCGAGCGAATTCGGCTTCGCCTTCAAGCGCTCAAATCACGGCGGCTACAACGGGGTTGAGCGCAAGGCCGAACTGGCGCAGCGGGATACAAAGTTCGCTGAGCGCATCAGAGCGTTTAAGGAGCTTGGAATAACTCGGCGGCAAGTCTGCGGGAAGCTCGCCATATCCAACAAGACGCTGGTGCGCATCCTGACGGAGCATGGCATTGACTATCCGAAAGCCTGTCTTGGGCGTCCTTCATGCGCCGCATAGCCCGCACCCAGCAACGCAAACGTCAAACCTGGCTCGCACTGCCGGCCAGCGGAATAGAAGAGGTAGGCCATGGCAGCCGCGCAGAAAGAACGATCGGCAAAGACTGCGGCGAGGCGAAAGACTCGCGGCGAGGAAGAATTGCGACTCCACACCATGGCCGGCACCCGCCAAGCCTTGGCTGACCTGATGGCCTGGCACGGTATCGAGGAACAGGGCGAGGCCATGACCCTAATGATTCACCACCTGCACGGCCTCGGCCCAGCAGGATCAGCTCAGTTCCTCGAACCGCCGCGACACGAATACGTAATACCCGAAAACGTGTCGGCAAAATTGCAGCTCGCCTACAACCGAGAATCGCTGCGCATCTGTCGCGACGAATAACCCACCCTACTCGCTGCATCCGGTAACCGGAGGGTGGGGCCTACCTGAGGTAAACGCAATGCCCGTACTTCACAGCGCAATCCACAAGATCGACAAGAAGCCTGACGGCAGCCCGGCCATTCTTCACCTCGGCGCTGCCGAACAGGTAGAAAGCCAGGCCCGTGATGACCTGATGAGCCAGTTCAACGAAAGCTATAACGGGACCACCGGCAAGGCCTGGGGCTTCTTTCATGCAGAGTCTGGCGCCCACCCACTTAGCGGCTGGCTTAGCAAGTACCTAGCCGGAGGTTTCGACTTCTTCAACTTCAGCGTCACCGCTGCCGATCACCTGACCAAGCTGATGGAAGAATCAAACCTCGCCACTGGCGGGCACGCCCTCTTCTGCCATTACCAGCAAGGCCTGACCGAATACCTGGTCATCGCCCTGGTGCAGGAAACCGAAGCGGTGACCATGACCGAGGAACTCAGCCTTCTGACGATCAAGCGCCTGGACTTGGATCACATCCGCCTGGCCGCGCGCATCAACCTCAGTGAATTGAAAAGCAACCCGCAGTCGAAGCAATACATCTCGTACATAAAGGGCAAGCAGGGACGCAGGATCAACGAGTACTTCCGCGACTTCATCGGCTGCCAGGAAGGGATCGACGGCCCAAGCGAAACCCGGACCTTGCTCAAGGCGTTCAGCGACTTTGTTGAAAGCGAGGATCTGCCAGAAGAATCAGCACGCGAGAAGACGCACACGCTGGTCAGCTACTCCATGGCCCAGGCCAAGCTGGGCGAGCCGATCACCCTCGACGAGCTGTCAGGAATGATCGACGAAGACCGCCCAAAGAGTTTTTACGACTTCATCAAGGCGAAGGACTACGGGCTTTCAGAGACTCTGCCGCCAGATAAGAAGACCCTCAACAAATTCCGGCGGTTCACCGGTCGGGCTGAGGGTATGTCGATCAGCTTCGAAGCGCACCTGCTGGGCCACAAGATCGAGTTTGACGAAGCAGGCGGAACGCTGACACTGCGCGGGCTGCCCACTCAACTTACCGAGCAACTCAAGCGCGCATCAGCCTGACCGAAGAGCCTGAATCACTCTTTCTCAATAGTGAACAGAAGCTGTCCATTTGACGTTCGAGCAAAGCCATCGTCGATAAAGCCGAGGTATTCGCCTTTCATTGAATAGAGCTCGTCGCCGTCTACGCGGTAGAGCAAGACGTTCTTGTCGCTGCGGATGAATTCGTCTTTATCGATGCGGCCCACAGGTGAACGGTCTGGGCCGAACACGTTGTAACACCCCTTGCTGTAATCGGTCGCCATAACTGTCTCCTTGATCCGGCTCCATGCCGGTCACCCGTAATACCCCATATCACTGAACAGCGCCAGCCGGCGAGGATCCCCTATGCCCGAAATCACCTATGGCTCTGTGTGCAGCGGCATAGAGGCCGCGACACAAGCGTGGCACCCGCTGGGCATGAAGGCCGCCTGGTTCGCCGAGATTGAGCCGTTCCCCTCGGCGGTCCTGGCCCACCACTACCCCGACGTGCCGAACCACGGCGACATGACTAAGCTGGCCGCCCTGGTGCTGGCCGGCAAGATCCCGGCGCCGGACGTGCTGGTCGGCGGCACACCATGTCAGGCCTTCTCGGTCGCCGGTATGCGCGAAGGCCTCACCGATCCCCGTGGCGCCCTCACCATCAAATACGTGGAGCTTGCAGATGCAGTTGACTATGTTCGATCAGGCCAGCGAAAGCCGGCCAGCGTTATCGTCTGGGAGAACGTCCCCGGCGTCCTCAGCGACAAAGGGAACGCCTTCGGATGCTTTCTTGGCGCGCTTGCTGGGGAAGACTGCGAGCTGCAGCCTCCAGGGAAAAAATGGCAGGACGCTGGTTGTGTGTATGGACCCAAAAGAACAATCGCGTGGCGGATCCTGGACGCCCAATATTTCGGCCTGGCCCAACGACGCCGTCGTGTGTTCGTTGTCGCAAGTGCTCGTGACGGGTTCGATCCCACCGAGGTACTTTTTGAGCGAGAAGGCGTGCGCCGGGATACTGCGCCGAGCCGAGGCCAGGGGCAGGACGTTACCGGAACAGCTCCTTTCGGCCCTGCGCTCCAGTGCGGAGAAGGATGCGAGTACGTCTTCCCAGAGC